AATACAGCAGTAACCAATTCAGCACAGACATTTACTGCTACACAGACTTTTAGCGGTACATCATCTGCTACAGCCATTGTCTTAAACGATGCAGCAGAAGTAGCAACAGTATCAGCTACAGCAGCTACTGGAACGATTAACTACGACATTACCACTCAGTCAGTCTTGTACTACACAAGTAACGCAAGTGCTAACTGGACTGTTAACTTCAGAGCCTCTAGCGGTACTTCATTGAATACTTTGATGAGTACAGGTCAATCAATGACTGTGGCTTTCTTGGTTACTCAAGGCTCTACTGCTTACTACAACTCTGCTGTACAAGTTGATGGCACTACATCTGGTGTTACAACTCGTTGGTTAGGTGGTGCGCCTACTGCTGGTAATGCTAGTGGTATCGATTCCTATCGTTATCTCATCATCAAGACTGGTAGCGCAACCTTTACAGTCTTGGCAAGCAACACACAATTTAAGGCTTAACACTATGCCATTACAAGCAACAAGTGGTGCGGCTTCTTATGATGCCTTTGGTGGTGGTGTTCCTGTTGTGCCGAACTACATCGAAGACGTATTCAGCACTTGGCTGTACACAGGCAACGACTCTACGCAGACCATCACCAACGGTATTGACTTGTCTACCAAAGGTGGTTTGGTTTTCATTAAAAACCGAACAAACGCTTATGGTGGGTTTGCTTGGTATGACACTGCCAGAGGTGTTCGTAATCTTCTTCGGTCTAACTCCATCGTTGGTCAACTTACTGCTGGAGTTGGACAAGAATTAACGGCCTTTAATACAACTGGATTTTCAATCGGCCCAAACGATAACGCCGACATAAATATATCTCCAGACAAATACGCCTCATGGACATTCCGCAAGCAACCAAAGTTCTTTGATGTTGTGACTTTTTCTGGGGATGTCCCATATCCCGGTGCTGGTGTATCACATAATTTAGGCTCTGTACCCGGATGTATTATTTGTAAGCGAACTGATAGCACTTCTGCATGGGGTGTTTGGCATCGGGCTAATTCTGTTAGTGCATCTGTAACCGGACTAAGTTTAAATACAACTGGCGCAGCGCTTTATACAAATCAGAACTTTTCGTCTGCAATGACAAGTACAAGTTTTGCTCCAGCCCTTGTAAACGATGCTTCTGGCAATGCTATGAACACAGCAGGCGCAACCTACGTAGCCTACATCTTCGCCCATGACGCAGGAGGCTTTGGCCTAACGGGTACGGACAATGTGATTTCGTGTGGGTCTTTTACTACTGATGGTTCAGGCAATGCTACAGTTAATCTTGGGTATGAAGCTCAATGGATTCTTGCAAAACGTTCTATTTCTCCGGGCGGTAACTGGCTTGTTTTGGACACTATGCGAGAATTAAGCCAAACAGGAACTGCTAACCTATTCCCAAACACAAGCGGCTCTGAAACAACTTCGACCCCCGGCAGTTTTAAGCCAACAGCTACAGGTTTTAGCGTTACTGCTGATGCTCAAGTAGGCGGTAGCGACACTTGGATCTACATAGCCATCCGCAAAGGCCCGATGAAAGTGCCTACTGATGGTACTAAGGTGTTTTATCCGTTGGCTCGTGCTGGTACAAGTGCTGCTGCTACTATTACTGGTGTTGGTTTTTCACCTGATACGGCGCTAATAAAACCCAAAGATACAGGTACTTCAAATGTTGATAGATCGTTCAACTTTTTTGATAGATTACGCAAGCAAGGTTATCGCCTTTCCGCAGCCTTCACTGATGCTGAAGACACGTCCATTAACTTTATAACGTCATTTGACCAAGATGGTATGACGCTTCCGTCTACTGGTTACACAGCAACAAACGGCAGCAGTTACAACTACATCAACTATTTCTTCAAACGCGCCCCATCATTCTTTGATGAGGTTTGCTATACAGGTACTGGTGCAGCGCAAACATTGACACACAATTTAGCGGCAGTGCCTGAATTAATGATTTCAAGACGCAGAGATGCTGTGGCTGGTTGGGCGGTTTATTCTGCAACTCTTGGTGCAACAAAATATATGCGTTTGCAGACGGATGATGCTCCTAGTACTGGTACTACTTTGTGGAACGACACTGCCCCAACATCTACACAATTTACGCTTGGTTCAACTCAAAGTGCTAGTAGTGGTACTTACGTTCAATACCTTTTTGCAACTTGCGCTGGTGTTTCCAAAGTTGGTTCATACACAGGCAATGGCTCTAGCCAAACAATAAATTGTGGCTTTACAGGTGGGTCAAGGTTTGTACTCATCAAGAAAACAAGCGGTACAGGTGACTGGATGATTTCAGATTCGGCACGAGGGATTGTTTCTGGTAGCGACCCCTACCTTGAATTAAATAACACAAACGCAGAAGTTACTGGTGAAGATTGGTTAGACACAGATAGCACAGGTTTTGTTGTTAACGAGGTGTCTGGCTCTAATGCCAATACCAATGGCGCAACATACATCTTTTTAGCAATTGCTTGAGGTAATTAAAATGCAAATCAGAATTCAATCAACAGGCGCAGTCATGTACGAAGCAGAATTTCGTGCATACACAAAAGCCAATGGTGGCCCATCATGGGAGACAACAACAACTGAAGTCTTAGAGGCTTTGGGTGCTGATGTAGTCTTTGAAGGCGCACAAGCTACTGGTGGTACTGTTTACCAATACTCTCAAGCCAATGGTGTTGAGCAAGTAGATGGTAAGTGGTACACCAAATATATCCTTGGCCCTGTCTTCATTGACCAAGTGGTAGATGGTGTAACTACTACTGCTGCTGAACAAGAAGTTGCTTACAAGGCTTCTAAGGATGCTGAACAGGCTAAGAGTGTTCGTGCTTCAAGGGATGAGAAACTAAAAGACTGTGATTGGACACAAGTAGCTGATGCTCCTGTTGACAAAGCAGTATGGGCTACCTATCGTCAAGCCTTGCGTGATGTCACTACGCAGACAGGTTTCCCTTGGACAATTACATGGCCTGATGAGCCACAATAAGGAGTAATCATGGCTGTAACTAGCGAACAAATTGTAGATTTCTTAGTAGCAAACCCTGGCATGAGTGATGCCCAGATCGTTACGGCTATGGAGACTTATGGAGTTTCTCCTGCTCAAATGGCTCAAGCAGTTGGGCTAAATGAAGGTGAAGTTGCTTCCCGTGTGGCGGCTACTATTCCTCAAGGTGAAACAATTACTTTGGGCGACACTATTGTTCAACCTCAGTATCAAGTTATTGGTGATGGTGAGAATCAGCAAATCGGTGGTCTTGAGAATGTCTATACCTATAAAGTTGGTGAAAACCAAGCTGGTGGTGGCTATCAACAATACACACCTACTGGTGAACTTCAGAGAACTGGTGTTCAACAAGAAGTTAAAAGCGGTTTAAAAGAGTTTGCACTTGGTTCTGCCCTATTATTTGGCGGACTAGGTGGTGGGTTTGAGAGTCTATTTGGTGGCGGTGGAGCAGCTACAGGTGGAACTGTTGGCTCTACTGGTTTAACAATGGGTGAACTTGCCCAACTAGACTTAGCTCTTGGTGGCGCTGGTGGTACTGCGGGTGCTACTTCTCTTGCTAACGCTTTGATGACTGGTGCGGCTATACCTACTATCACTAGTTTGACAGGTGGTAGCGGTACTGGTGTAGCAGGAACTATTGGTAATACAGGATTAACATTATCTGAGTTGACTCAATTAGATATGTCTCTTGGAGGTACTGGTGGTACTTTAGGGGCGTTGACACTTGCTGAACAACTTGGTGGTTTAACAGCAGGAACTTTAACTGGTGGATTACTTACAGGCGGTGGATCGCCTCTCGCACCTACTACAACACCGCTTACACCAAATACACCTACTGTTCCTCCTACTGTCCCACCAACAGTTCCACCTACTGTTCCTCCTGTCGTACCGCCTGTTGTACCTCCAACATTACCTCCAACATTACCTCCAATATTACCGCCAATACCTCCCGTTGTACCACCTGTAATACCTCCAATAATCAATAGTCTTTTAACGCCTAAAAATATTGGTAATTTACTAACAAGTGGTGCAACTACTGCGGCAGGTCTTTTGCAACAACAGACTTCTCGTGAGGCGGCTCAAAAAGCGCAAGCAATGATTGACCGAGAGACTACTCTTGCTAAACAATCTGCTCAGTTTAGACCTGTTGGCATGACTACTCGTTTTGGAACTTCACAGTTCCAAGTTGATCCTGTAACTGGTCAATTGACAAGCGCAGGATACACACTAAGCCCTGAAGCTAAAAATGCTCAAGACCGCTTGGTTAAATTAGCTGAGTCTGGTTTGCAACAAGCAGAAGGCGCACAACAAGCATTTGCTCCTCTACAAACAGGCGCTCAGAGTTTGTTTAAACTTGGTCAAGGTTATCTTGCTGAAAAGCCTGAAGATGTTGCTAAGAACTATTTAGCTTCTCAAATGGCTTTATTGCAACCTGGTCGTGAACTAGAGTTGGCTAACCTGCAAAACAGACTCCAACAACAAGGTCGTGGTGGTTTAGCGGTTGCTCAAGGCGGTACTTTGGGTGCTACCACTCCTGAGCTACAGGCTTTGTACAACGCTAGAGCGCAACAAGAGGCTCAATTGGCGGCTAATGCTCAACAGTATGGTCAACAGAATGTGTTGTTTGGTGCTGGTTTATTGGGTCAAGGCTCTCAAGCTATGGGTCAATACTATGGTGGTCAACAAGCCGCTTACGCTCCTTACACAACTGCTTTGGGACAAGTTCAAGGTCTTGAGACTGCTGCACAACAACCATTAACTATGGGTGCGGCTCTTGGTCAACAAGCGGCTACAGCAGGTGCTAATGTGGGTCGTTTAGGCTTAACGGGGGCGGCTCAAAGCGTAGCATTGGCAACTGGTGCAGATGCCACTAGAAACCCATACGCTTCTGCATTGTCGGGAGCAGCGGCTAATCCTTTGTTTGGTCAAGTAGTAGGTGGGTTATTTGGTAGCCAACCTGCAACAAGTGGCTTTAGTTATGGACAATATGGAACTGGTATAGACCCAACGACAGGCGAATACTTCGGTTCGCTTTACTTCTAAGGAATCATCATGGCAGAAAATATCGTAGCGGGTCTGTTCGGGTTGACCCCTGAAATGTATGGTGAACAACAACGCAGAAGTGCTTTGCGTGAGGGTATTGATTTTGCTAAACTGACTCCTGGTGAAGCGGGTGCGGCAATGACCTATGCAGGTGCTAAAGGGCTTGGTGGTGCTATTGCGGGTGCTTTAGGTGTAGAAGACCCACAATTAAAGTTGATTACTGCTCGTCAACAGATCATTGGTCAACTAGATCAATCTGATCCTACTTCTTTGTTAAATGGGGCTAAAACTCTTGCTCAAATGGGTGACCAACAAGGTGCTATGGCTTTGGCTCAATATGCTCGTCAAGCGCAGAGCGAGATGGCTCAAGCACAACAAAGACGGGCAGCTGCAGCGGCTTCTATGGCTCAAGCAGGTCGTGAGCGAGTCCAAGCCGATCCATTCCAAAAATTAGTGGAATCAGGTAAATATACCCCTGCAAGTCTTGCAGAGTATCAAAGAACTGGATTACCCGCAGATTTGGTTTTATACGAAAAAACAGAAAAACCTACTAAAACTAGTTATGGTGTTGAAGCTGATAGAGCTTCCAAGGCAACATTTGGTAAAAACTTTGATGAATTGACACAAGCAGAAGCGGCTGTAATAGATACTTTATTAGAAGAACGTGGTGTTAAAAAGGCTAAAGAAGGCGCTTCTAAATTGGTATTGCCTGGCGATAAAGCATTGGCAGATATCCCAGCATTTAGGGCAAGTGTTCAACGCACGATTGATCCTCAGCTTAAAGCAGTAACCGCTGCTGATAATGCTCTGGAAAATATCCAAGACTCTATTGATACAAACAACTTTGCATCTTTTAGGGCAGCGCAAACACAATTTGCTAGGGCTATTTCTGGTTCTGGAGATTTAAGTCAGAAAGAATTGTTAGCGGCTGGCGCTGATCCTTCATTGCTTGGTGGAACTGCTGATTATGTAGCTAGATTGTTTACTTCTACTCCAACTCTTGACACACAAGAAAAAATCAAGAAGACACTTTTAGCTATTAAGAAAGTTTCTACAAACAAAGCTAAGACTGAAATTGAAGCACAACGTAAAATTGCTTACAGTAATCCTGGCTACGAAAAGGCTCGTGTTGACCAAGCTCTTGATTTCCCAGAGTTCTCAGGTCAACAAGCGCCAGCAGTAACGGGTGATTTAGCCGCACAAGCTCGTGCTTTGTTGAAACAACGTCAAGAAGGTAAAAAATGAGCAAATTAGACCTTAACGCCTTGTCTGATGCAGAGTTAGAGGCGCTTTCTACTGGCAATATTGCAAGTCTTTCTGACCAAACATTAAAAATGTTGGCAGGAGAAAAACCTGAAGCACCTTCTACGGGTGCTGTAGTGGCTGAGTCTGCACGAAAAGGTTTTGCAAGTAGTGTTGGTACTACTTCAGGTCTTGCTAATTTATTATTTTCTGCTTTAGAGCGTACTGGTGTTAACCCATTAACTATGGGCATGAGGGCCTCTGGCGGTACTGTTGCTCCCGCACCAACAGAAGGTGGAGTTGTCGAGACATTTAAAGCTGGTCGCCAACCTGTTTATAAGAGTGTCATGGAATCTTTGGGAACTACTGGTGTAGAGCCTCAAGGTGGTTTTCAAAAGATTATTGGGCAAGGCACAGAGGCTGTTACTTCCCCAGAGAGTTATCTATTCCCTCCATTGGCGGCTACAAAACGTCTAGGTTTGTTTGGTCAAACAATATTGCGTCCTACTGAACAACAAGTTATTGGCTCTACTGCTGAAGCGGGTGGTCAAGCGGGTGAGTATATTGGTGAAAAGATGGGCGCTCCCACTACTGGTCGAGTTGTTGGTAGTATTGCAGGTGGTGGCGGTGGCGCTTACACATTAGGCAATTTGCTTAAAGCTGGCCCTGTTGTCAATAAAGGCTTCGATGTTGCTCGTGGTCAATGGGCTAAGGTTCGTGGAACTGTCCCTGAAGATGAGTTGCTTAAAGATGTAGACAACCGAATTAGCAATATCTTTATTGCCGCAGGCGCTGCCGATCCTACATTCATGGATACGATTACAAAAGCCGCTAAAGCACAACAAAACCTTTCTTTGAAGACAGCGGGTGGCACACCAATACAAATGCCCGTGAGTTCTTTGTTGGCAGACAATCCTGTTGTCAACCAGTTAATTCAGAGTCTGTCGGCTAAAGACCCTGTGTTTAGAGCGCAGTATGGCAATCAGTTTGAGCAAGCAAAACAGGCTTTGGCTGCTAGTCAAGTTCGATTGTTTGGTGATCCATCTAAAGTTAGTGTGAATATCTCTCCGCTTGATTTGGCTAAACCACAAGCCCGTAGAACTCGCACCATTGATGAGCAGATTGCAGATACTTACAAAGATGCAACTCTTGACCCCAATGTGTTTGGTCAACGTGTTTCTACACTTGTTGCCGCCAAAGAAGATGCCGCTTATCAGTTGGTTAAGCCACTTTATACAGAAGCATTTGACATTGCTAAACAGAACAATGTTAAATTACCTGCTGGTTCTGTTGATGATATCTTTAACTTCGTTGCGGGTGAGCAAGCATCTGACATCTTTAAGACTTTCCCATCTATCTACAATCGTGTTCGTGCGAAGTTCCGTCCTACAGAAGTAGCGCCAAGCCCTATTCTGACCGCAGAAGGTAAGCCGATGACCGAAGGTGGAATTAAGTTCTCTGCCGCTACAGTAGAAGATTTAGACTCCTTAAAGCGAGAAATCAACAAACAATTGCGTAAAACGAGCGAACCCGCTGATATTCGACTGCTCTCCGAGTTAAAAGCCCGTGTTGGTGGACACATTGACAATCTTGATCCTGACTTTGTTCAGGCTTATCGCAATGCTGATGCTTCTTACTTCCAAAAAGTTGGTTTGCCATTCAATTCTGAGACCTTGAAAGCTGTTGACCGCAAGAAGTTTGTTGAGCAGATTGCTCCAGCAATTATTGGTAACAAGTCTAATGTGGATGACTTTATCAAGGCTACAGGTGAAGATGGTATTCGTGTGGCAAGAGATGCCTTCTACGACAGTTTCAGTCGTGCAGCTTTAAAAAACGATGTACTAGACCCTAAAGCGGCTAATAAATGGTTGGCTAAGAATCAGGGCGGTATGTCCTTAGTGCCAGGCTTAGAAGATGAGCTTCGTACTGCTTCAAACAATGTTACTGCCCTGATAGCAGAACGTAATCGTTTGGATTCCGCATTTAAGAAGGTTGCTGGTGACCAAATTGTTAGTTCTGGCGGGTTCAAGAGTCCACAAGAGTTGGTCTCCAAGATGTACTCTGATGTGAACTTCACCAATAAGTTCATGCAACAGTATGGAGCGAATAAGGATGCAGTAAATGCGGCTCGTTCTTTCATGTTGGATGACATTGTTCGTGCGGGTGATCCAGTTGCAACATTGAATGACAGAACAAAAGCGGCTGTTTTTAACAGAGTGTTTGGGCCAACATACGCTCAGAAAATTCAAGACTTTGCTTTGGTTTCTGGCAGACTTAACAGAGACTTGACCAATGTGCCGTTTAAGGTCGAAACAGTACCTAAAACACCCTTTGAGAGCGTTGTTGGCATTCCTCCAGAGCAAGTTATCTCACGCTTTACAAATCCCGTTTCTGGGCCTTTCTATGCCATTAGCTCATTGATGAGTAAGTTCTGGGCAAACAAGGCATCAGCAGCAACAGAAGAAAAGCTCAAGACCTTATTGCTAAACCCTACTGATGCAGTAAAAGTGTTCTCGGCACTTCAGCAGAAGAATGGCACTTTTGACCAAGATAAGATTCAAGAGGCTATCAGGATTGGTAAGAAGTTTGGCATCGATTGGGGTCGTGATGCTGTTCAAGACTTTGCTACTGGCGCTGCCCGTGGTGCTGTTCAGCCAATGACAGAAGAGTAATGAGAGACTTTGCCGAAGCATTTGTTGCGGCAGTCTTTCTTGTTTGTTTTGTCATTTATTGTAGTTATATTGTTATTTGGGCATTTCCGTGATCGCCTTTCTCTTGGCGGCAACCATAGAGTACCGATGTATTAAGTGGACTTGGACTGGTGATGTTTACAACCGAAAGGTTGTTTGCATTAAGTGGGAGAGAAAGAAATGATTGATCCGATAACGGCTCTAGCTGGCATACAGTCAGCTATTTCGATGGTCAAGAAGGCAGCTAATGTTGCCAATGACTTAGGCTCACTTGCGCCCATGATTGGTAAGCTATTTGACGCTAAGTCTGTAGCTACAAAAGCCATGCTTCAAGCCAAGCAGTCAGGCAAAGGCTCAAACATGGGGACTGCTCTCCAGATTGAGATGGCACTAGAGCAAGCCAGAGCATTCGAGGAAGAGTTAAAGATGCTCTTCATGCAGACAGGAAAGATTGACGTTTGGAACAAGATTAAAGCCCGTCAAGCAGAGATGGACTTGGCAGATGCCAAAGAGATAAGTGCATTAAAGAAAGCCGAGAAAGAAGCTAAAGCGAAAGAGCAAGAACAACTAGAGATTGGTTTGGCAATTGGTGGAATCTGCTTTGTTCTGTTCCTAGTCTTTGTTGGTGTAAATGAGTTGATGACATTCTGTGAAGCAACAAGAAGGTGTGGTCGGTGAATGAGTATCAAAAGACCTTTGACTTGTGCTTGAAAATCTTCGTTTACGGGGTGGTGGCTTTGTATTTCTTAGGTTTTCTGAAGTTCTTACCTGATGATCTGTCTGACAGAATTGTCAATCTTCTACTTGGAAAGGTTGGTCTTGGTAAATGAAGTACTTACTTGTATTTGTAGCTTTTATGCTACATGGTTGTGATGAGAAATATCGCTATTTTTGCCAAAACCCAGACAATTTCCATGCTGAACCTTGTCAGAAACCTAGATGCCAATTCACTCAGACTTGCCCTGAGTACTTGGTTGCCCCAATCTTGGAGAAAAAAATCAATGATGTCCAACCAGAAACCAAAGCTAACAACTGAAGAGATTGAGGTAAGGATTTGGGGGTTTGTTGTGATTGCAGTCACACTTATCCTCATGTTTATTGTTGCTGCTTTGCTCTACTCTGTGACTTTTGTCACTCAGCCAATCAAAAGCATGGCCCCGATTGACCAAGCCTATACCAAGATGCTGAACGACATTGTTCTTTTGATCGTGGGCGGTATCGGTGGAGTTATTGGCAAACGGGCTATGTCAAGTGCCGCTAGAGCGTTTAATCCTCCAACGCAACCAATGTGTCAACCAATGGGCTATGGAGGCTCTATGGGCGGTTTTAACTCGTCCTATGCCCCTCCGCAATCTGCGTATGGTTTGCCTAGTCAACCATTTGGTGCTATGCCTGTTTGGAAGAACCCAGAGTTGGATGAATCTTGGACACCTGGCCCTCCTCCCACTACCCCTCCTGACCACTTAGAAGATGACCAAGAGCGTGAAGAATTGGCTCAAGCAAGAAAAGAGGCTGAATAATGTTCCCAATCCCTCTCCCGTGGCTTATTGTGGGTGCTTTGGTATCTCTCTTTGGTACATACCAAGTAGGACACCACTATGGGTGGCTAGAACGTGATGGCGACATGAAGATAGCCATTGCCAAAAAGAATGATGAAGCTCGTCAGATCGAGCAAAACATGACTGAAAAACTTTCTCAACAATCTGCCAAACTACAGGAAGCCAATGATGCTATCAACAAAAAAACTACTGCTCTTGCTGTTGCCAATCGTGCTGGCAAGTTGCGCCTCTGCCCCCCAAGTAACGTACAAGCCCCCACAAGTACCTCCATTGCCTCCACAGATACAAAAGCAACCAGTGAACCTGACAGACAGACTAATGAACCTTCTGATGCCGAAAGAGCAACAATCGATGCCATCGCAGAAATAGTTGCCCAAGGGGATAAGAATACTGTCGCTTTGAATGCTTGCGTAGACTCCTACAATCAGATGAGAGATTTACTAAATGTCAGTAAATAAAGAACAACTCCGACAACTTCATATTGGCGAGGAATGGGTAGATGCCCTGAATGCCACTTTTGAGCGTTTTGACATTATGAATCCACTTAGAAAAGCGGCTTTCATTGGTCAATGTGGGCATGAATGTGGGAACTTCAGAATACTTGAAGAAAATTTGATGTATAGGGCAGAGGCTTTGCAGAAGTTATGGCCTAAAAGGTTTGATGCTGCCAAGGCACAGGCTTGCGCTCGTAATCCTAAGTTGATTGCCAATACTGTTTACTCGAATCGCATGGGCAACAGAGATGAGGCTTCTGGTGATGGGTATCGTTTCCGAGGCCGAGGATGTATCCAATTGACAGGCCATGCAAACTATTTCCATGCAGGTCAGGCTCTAGGGGTGGATTTTGTGATGCAACCTGAGTTGGTGGCGACTCCAATGTACGCTGCACTAACCGCAGGGTGGTTTTGGGATGTCCAAAAGCTGAACCAATATGCTGATAACAAGGATTACAGAACCTTAACCAAGAAGATAAATGGCGGGTTTATAGGGCTAGAAGACCGCATAAAGCACATAGATCACGCCTTACTTGTGCTTGCTTCTTAAATTAAATTGTCATAAATACTGTATAAGGTGTTGAAATGCCTAACATTCCTACACCAGAAGATGCAAAACTGTTCGCACAAAGTGTCAAAAAGTGGCAACAAGTGCTTAGTTTGGGTGATTGGAGAATTGAAAAAGGAAGTAAACCAGCAAAGGCTGCTATGGCTTCTGTTGAGTTTAATGCTTCTGCTCGATTGGCTACTTACAGACTAGGTGATTTTGGTGCTGAGAAGATCACACCTGAGTCTTTGGATCAGACTGCTTTACATGAGTTGCTTCATGTGTTTCTGCACGATTTAATGACTGTAGCGCAAGACCCTAAATCATCTCAAGATGAAGTGGAAATGCAAGAACATAGAGTCATTAACCTTTTAGAAAAGTTACTGTTTAAGGATTCCAATGGTATCAAGTAATAACATGAATTCTTGTACAGATGAGCAGTTTATGGAACTGTGGGACAAGCACCGATCTGTTACAAAAATAGCAAAGATTCTAGGCATCACCGAAAGAGCAGTTAACTACCGCAGACGTAGCATGGAAAATATCCATGAAGTCAAATTAGGAGCAAATGACTCTCGTAGTGCTAAATATGATGCTAAAAGACCAAAGTCCTTCTCTCCACTAAAACAAGTTAACCTTGGCATCCTAGATGGGACTGTCATTGTCTTCTCAGATGCTCACTTCATACCTGGTCAACGCTCAACAGCATTTAAAGGGCTTCTATGGGCTATAGAGAAGTTTAAACCCAAGGCGGTGATATGTAACGGGGATGCGTTTGATGGAGCGTCTATAAGCCGACATGACGTTACTGACCAACCACAGACTTCTGTTATCCAAGAGCTAAAGGCTTGTCAGGGTGCGCTTGACGAAATAGAGGAGATTGCAAAGTCTGTCCGACATAATGTAAAGCTACTGTTTACATGGGGCAACCACGATATTCGGTTTGGCAACAGATTAGCGCAACACGCACCACAATTTAAAGAAGTTTTAGGCTTTAAGCTGACAGACCACATTACCGAGTGGGAGTTCTGTTGGGCAGTGTGGGCTACTGAACAATGTATTATCAAGCACCGATATAAGGGTGGAATCCATGCTACTCACAACAATGCGGTTTCAAGCGGGGTCTCAATGGTGACGGGGCATCTGCACTCGTTAAAAGTAACCCCATTCAGTGATTTTAATGGCGTGAGATACGGGGTAGATACTGGAACATTGGCTGAACCAGACGGGCCACAATTTACTTATGCTGAACTAAACCCAAGCAACCACAGGTCGGGTTTTGCCGTGTTAAACTTCTTCAATGGTCAGCTTTTATGGCCTGAACTCGTCCATAAATTTGATGAGGACATGGTTCAGTTTAGAGGCGAAGTAATTGATGTAGGTGCGTTTTGAGTGCTTGGCTAATTGCTTTGACAGGCTTGATCTACGCTTACATAGCGGTAGAGCAGTTTTTGAAAGGTAACCCACATATGGCGATTGTCTATGCGGGTTACGCAAGCTCAAATATTGGTCTTTACCTGTTGGCTAAGTAACTACCGCACTCTCCGCAAAGGCTCTTGATACTTCTCAGGCGGTGGTGGCAGCATCTTCTCTGAAGGTGGAGTCCATCCAAACTTTCTCCAAATTGCCTGAACATCTGAACCTGAAGACCACTTAAAGTCTTTGTTTGGCACAGAAGGATAACTAATCTTGGAATAAGGTGGTTTTTCTATCATTGTTTACATTTCATAATTCGTTGATTTCTGCCAAATTTGCCACGTTTGACACCCGTTACTTCAATTAAATCCTTGTCTAACAAAGCACGATACCTTGCTGTTATTGAGGAATATGGGTAGTTTGGATACATCTCTAGTATCT